GTATTAGCATACTTAACTATTCCACCAACATAAGTATGATTTCCACTACCGTATGTGCAACTGAATGATAATGAATTAGTTGCTAATTGGATCATTCTTCCAGCAGGAAGTTGATGTGCTCCAATATTCATGGTCAAATCACCAGATGCAACATCGTAAGTTGCAGCAGAAACACTAAACTGTGCTCCTGGAGTGTCATTAGTAATATTCCAATCACTAATAATTACAGAATCTGTATTTGTATCGTCTAAATCACCTGTAACTGCTTGTTTTGTATAATATGCCAAACGCTCATGAGCATATGCAGACTGCCATACTTGCAATCTAATATGTAATAATACATCATTATTACCAAGATAGAATCTACCACCTCTTATGGTATTTCTATTTCCACCATCTTCAAGGTCTTCGGCAATTCCATCTAATATTTGACCCAAATCAGTCTTACATCTTAAGGTACCTTCTCCAGCACCACCATCATTACGAGGCATATCGACTGCCAAATCTGGATAACGATCTAACAAATCAAACGATGCTTTATCAATAATTGCACCTCTATTAAGACGAATTAGATTTGCAGCATCCTTAAATCTATCCTTAGTCTTAAGGTCAATTCTATTTGTGTAAATTGTGTCAGTATCTCCAACATGTAAAGAGAGGTCTATTGGAACTTCAATGAAAGCATCAACAGTAGCACCAAGATATTCATATGCTGGAGTTATCTTACTAACATATGCCAACCAATCTCCATTTGCAATTTGTGTGGCACTAATACCTTCAGAAAGTGTGTCTTCTGCAATTGATACTAAACTTTCAATTGTTGATTTAACATCAAGACAATCTGCAGTAGTATAATTTAATACTGTTACAGCATTCTTAGCAGCAGATACAAACGTATGTGCATATCTTTCATCAACAGGTGATTGTCCAACATTAACTGTAATTGTTTTTGTTCCTACTGCTGTAACAGCAAGTACTGCATTTGCTGCAGGATCTGTAGCACGAGGATAAGCAGTTTCTAATGTATTGTCATCCTTATTACATGTGAATACAAATGATTCTGCTTTAAGTGAAACTGTATCAGAAGTAGTTAATGTATGAGTGCCAATATTGATTATTAAATTACCAGTAGTAGCATCATAAGCAGCAGCCTTAGGTGTAATCTTGCTAAGTGTGGTATATGTAGATAATTGTCTTTCTAATCCACGAGGCTCAAAAGAAACAAATGTATGAGCATCAGTGTTAGTTGAAGGAACGCTACCATTAAGAGTATCTAATACTTGAATATCAAACGTATTGGTTTGGATATTAGAAATTTCTATAAACTTACCACTAATAGGATCAGTTGATCTAGGATATGTCTTCTCAGCATCAGGGCCTGTAGCACCATTAAATCCACAACTCATCTTCAATGCATTATCATGCATCATGACTTTAGTGCCAGCAGTAAATCCATGATTATTAAGTGTAAGAGTTACAATACCTGTTGATGGATCATATGCAGCACCAGTTGGTGTATGTAATGTTGTAGATAATGAATTTGTTAGAGATGCATCAGTAGTTTGAGTCAACCCATGTGTTCCTGTAACAGGAATTAATCGGTTAGTAACAATCTCTTGAGCTAACCTACTTACATGACCATAAGTTGATAATAGATAACTTTCTTCACCAGTAAATCTTGTTGTTGTAACTGGGTCTTGAGTAGTAGGAGGACCAGATCTATCAACATTAGCAGCAGCAAAGTCCCACATATGGTTATTACTACCATTACGAAGGTCACCTACAAGAGCATCAATACAATTTGAAACTTCTGTATCATATGCATTATCTCCAGCAACAGAAGCATAAGACCATAAGTATGCTCTACCAGCATACAATGCACTACCAACTTGATCACGAGAACTTGCAACAACTCTACCTTCAGCAGCAACTAAAGCAGTGCTACCTAAGTTACTATTAGTATTAGTTGTAGTATCATAAAGTTTTTCTATAGGACCAGTTGCATCTTGATTAAACATATAGATTACACCACCTTGAGGTGCATTATCATCTGCTCCATATGCAGAAACAAATACTTTAGTTCCATATCCAGCAACTCTTGAACCATAATAATCGTAACTACCAACTGAAGAAGGAATAAGTTTTGATACTCCTACACCAGCAATAGTATAAACATACATTGCACCAGCAGAGAAACCTCTATCATCATCACCAGGAGCACCAATATAAATTACGTTATTATCACCAACTGCAACACTCCATCCAAAGTAATCATTCTCTTGCCCGTCACCAGGAGTAATCTTAGTTTCTCCACTACCATCGTAATTATAAATGTAAACTGATCCAGATGAAGAAGCTTGTGGGTCAGAATCTGGAGATCCAACTATAATCTTATCATTGACTGTATCAATAGCAACTGACCATCCAAATCTATCATTAGCAACACCATCACTTGGTTCTATCTTAACTTCTCCTGTGCCATCAAGGTTATATACAAATACTGCACCAGCTTCGTCACCAGTAACATTTCCATAAGCACCAACTATAATCTTACTATCACCAACAGCAATAGCATTACCAAAGAGTCTACCTGCAGCACCTCCAGTTGGAGTTATCTTAACTTCATTTGTTCCATCAAGATCATAAACATAAACAGATCCTGAAGAAAGACCATTGGGATCTGATTGTGGAGCACCAACTACAATCTTATTACTACCTACAGCAACACTATCACCAAATTTATCATATTGTTGAGCATCACTAGCAGTAACCTTAGATTCAAAGTTTCCATCTAGATCGTGAATATAGATAGCTCCTATATCTAAAGCAGTATTACTATCATCTCCTCTACTTCCAATTACAATCTTACCATTACCAACACCAATACCCCAACTAAAGTTATCATTTGTAGTGTAATCAGGAGCATTTATTAAAGTATTTTGTGAGTTATCTAATGATACTGGAAGACTTGGTTGAACTATTGCTTCAATCTCTTCTGCAAGGAATTCCTTATTAGCTAATAGTAAATCAGCAGCATCCAAATAACGATGTGTATTACCAACAAATCCTTTTGGAAGAGCAACACCAACATTAACAGTAACTGTTGTTGAAGTTACAGAAGTAATTGCAATCTTCTTATTGAAGACAGGATCAGATGGTCTAGGATATGAATGCTCTGTAGCATGATCATCTTGCTCACAAGTGAAAGTAAGACTTATAGCAGCAATTTGAAGAGTATTAGAAGTTGTGTAACTATGTGATCCAATCTCTAATTCTAAATCACCTGTTCTTGAATTATACCAAGCATCAGTTACATTCTTTAACACATTACCTTGGTTGATCAATACAGCATTAGTTGCTGTGCCACCAACATATATGTGCTCTGAAATCTTACGAGAAGTTGCTAATATAGCATCATTATTGAAATCATGTCCATTAGTCCAATCTTGCTCACCAGACCAATCATCAGTCCACTTCTCACCATCAGTACCATCAAAGTGAAGAAGTAGTTTAGTATCTAAATCTCCCTGATGGAATCCTAATGGAGCAGTAAAGTTTGTAGTATAACGAGCAACAGATGAAATTCTTACTTCATCAATACTACCAATGAATCCATCACCAGGAACAATAGTAGCACCTATTCTAATTGGTTTTGTAGATCCATAATTATTTGTATCAGCATAATCACTACCATCTTGAGATCCATTAATAAACATCTTAGTTACACCACCAGATCTCGATATAGCAAAGTGGTACCAAGTATCTGAAGCTATAGATGCTGTTCCTGTAATTACAACAGATCCATTAACAAAATACTTAACATTACCACCATCAAGATATAGGTAAGGAGAAATTTCAGTACCAGTAGTCCTAAAGTCAATTATAGCTTTTGCACCAGTTAAATTATCAGGTCTAAACCATCCATCAATTGTAAAGTCACCTGTGCCAAATCCAAACTCAGTAGAAGAATCAATATTTACATAATCCAAATCAGTAGATGCAACACCTACATCAACCGTAATTGTAGTCGCTGAAACCGCAGTGATAGCAAGGGTTTGACCAGCAACAGGATCAGTAGCACGAGGATATGTCTTTGTAGAAGTATGATTATCACCATCACATGTGAATGATAATCCACCAGTAGCAATTTGAATAGTGTTACTTGTAGTAAGACTATGAGTGCCAATCTCAAGAACTAAGTCACCAGTTACAGGATTATAAGTAGTGCCACTAGCAGCAGTGAATGGACCACCAGCATTTGCTGTAATAGCATCAGTAACACCACTAACAAATATATGAGTGGTAAATGCTTTACCAAGTAATAGTGAAGAATCACCATACTTCTTCTGAGATGTATCTAATTGAGCATCATCATGAAAAACAACACGATGGAAGTCTTCACCAGATGGTTTTGATCTACCCATCTTACCAAGGTAAACAGTGCTTCTAGCACGGTTAAATCCTAATACTTCTGCTTTACTGTTCTCAGATCTAATGATTTGACCTTTAGAGAAGAATCCATCACCTTGCTCATTTCTTAGAGATAGTTTTCTTACATATGCAGTATCATTGTTTAAGAATTCTCCATCATTATTTGAGTAATCTAACTTGTAATTTCTTATTGTCTCACCTTCACTAAATCCACCAGCAATACCAACGTTAACTGTAATTGTAGTTGCTGTAACTGAACCAATTGCAATTAAAGTATTATAGCAAGGATCAGTTGTTCTTGGATATGCATGAGTAGTAGCATTACCATCTAAATCACAAGTAAACGATAATTTACCTTCTCCAATTTTAACTGTATTGGAGGTTGTGTAACTATGGTTTCCAATAGTCAATTCAAGTTCACCAGTTGTGCCATTATATGTTGCATCAGTTACATTCTTTGTAGAATCATCATTAAAGGTAAGAGCAGCAGTTGATGTACCACCAACATAAGTATGAGCACCTGCAGCACCAGATGGGCTAATATATTTGATTATGTAATTATTAATAATCTCATTAGCAGGGAATTTATCGTTAAATGGATTAGCAGCCTCAAAATTATCATATTCTACAATATTAACCTGTGATTGAGATAAGTTATCTAAAATTACATTAGGATATGTCTGAGAAGTAATTCTATTGAATAGAAGACCAAAGAAAGTAGATCCTTCAGAAATAGTGACTGTATCTACAAACTCATTAGTTACAGGGTCTTGGTAAGGTGTTGTTGAAGTAATTCTTGCAACAACTCCTGATCCAGCAGCAATTACAATATCATTTAATTGTATATCAAATAATCCAGGTGTTGACTGATAAGTACCAACTGTTTTACTTAATAGCAAACTATTAGTAACTTCTACTTCAGTACCATAAATTGGTGTTCCTGCTAAATGTGCTGTAGCAGTAGTACCAGACTGACCTCTAAGAACTTCTATTGTAGTTGATTGTGCTCCATTAGTAACACTCTGAATTGTCATAATTTCAGATGCTATCTGATATTGACTACCAACTTCAAAAGTACCTTCAGGAAGAGCTGCTTCAACACCATCTGTTCTAATTTGAATAACATCAAATTGTACTGTGCTTATTCCAATTGAGAATCTAACATCTGCTATTGGAGTTTCTTGACCAGTTGCTAAGTTAATTCTTTCAACTTTTGCAGTATCTCCATCAAAATTTCTAACATTTTCACCAAATCTAAACAATCCAGTATTTACCTCATCAACACTATTAAGAAGTAATGCACTAAATCCAGTAGCACTACCTTCAATTATTTCATTAAGTTGGAATGTTCCAGACTCTACAAATATAGTAATTGTATCACCTGCAGTGCCAACTGCTTTAGCTTCAGCACCAGAAATAACACCCTTAAGAGTATCTCCAACATTAGGGAAAATACCAGATGCATTAGTTACAGTAAATAACTTAGTAGGAATTTGTTGAACTGTTACATCAACATACTTAACAGAAGCAACTGAATTTGGTGGCTCAGTAAATACAATAGAATCATTTAAGATCCTGAATGATTCTTCAGGAGTTTGTACAACACCATTAAGAATAATCATCAACTGGTTTGAGTTGGCAATTACATTCTCACCTTCAATTGTTAGTGGGAATTGTGTTCTTTGACCATCAAATAAACCAGATATATTATCAACTCTTTGTACAACAGAGGTCAAAATATTTTCAGAAGAAGTTAATCTCTTCTGTCTGAATAAGACCTCAGTATTGTTAAATTCTTGGTATATTGGCTCACCTAGAGCAAAACTTTGAATATTTGGTACAACTGCATCTCTAGCCAACTCAACTGACTTAGTTAATTCAAAATCAGTTTCCTTATTAGTAATCTCTGCTTTATCCTGAATTTCTAATTGTCCAAATACTTTAAATGATGCAGGATGGACATTCTTAATTACAGTATTCTTCCATTCTTCAATTGAAACAGAAGAGTTAACTGCATATGAGAAATCTTGATAATAGTAGGAATCTTGAATCTTTTGAATAATTTCAGAAGGTTTACCAACATCATCAACAAATTGTCCTGTAGTTTTAGTAATAGGACCAATTTCTAAGACACCTTTAGCAATCTTAATATCACTAATAACACCAGAAGACTTAGAAATTGTTCCTGTTATTTTCTGTCCAGTATTAAAGAGACCATCATAATCAACAATCTTAACAATTCTAGATCCAATCTGCCAACCACTATTAGTTGAAACATATCCAGTTGCAGTTGCATTTTCTAGAGTATCACCTTGATATAGTAATTCTCCTTCTAAGAAAGTAGAGGTAATAACATTTGCTTCAGCAGCACCACCAAATGAAGATGTTAACACTTGTTGACGACCAACACCTGCATTAATGAATGACATTGCATCACCCAATTCAGCATTAGCTGGTGTAAGAGCAAGTTTCATTTGATCATTATCCAATGAATTTGCTGCTCCTGTAATTGCATAATATGTTGTAGCTCCATTTAAAGTACCAATAGCACCAGCAGCAACTGGGAAATCTGCCCCATCTCCTGTATCAATTACATTAAGAGTAACTTCTGCACCATTAGTAATACCATGTGGATAAGCAAATTGTAATAATGCTAAGTCAAGGTTAACAACATAATTGAATGAAGACTTAAGACTGATTACAGGTTCTGTAGAATATCCAGCACCAGGATCTTTAACTATAATACTATCTAATCTACCATTCTTAACTGTAGATTCTGCAATAGCACCACTTCCACCACCTCCAGTGATAGAAACAACAGGTGCTTGAGTATATCCAGATCCTGGGTTAGTAATAGTAATACTTTCTAGAATACTCGTATTAATCAACTGAGCATTCAATGGGAATGTAATTTCAGGTCTAAGTGTATAGTCATGAGTATAATCATAACCAAAGTTGTTATTGTTTAACTTCTTAATCTTACCAACATTAGTACCTTTGGTAAAGATAGAAGCACCTGTGCCATATGGAGGAATAACGACTTCTAAATCTGCTCCAGATCCACTCAATCCAGGTCCAAGAATACCAGGAATGGATTGAATATCTATTTCTGCTGTAGTGTATCCTTTACCTGGAGAAGTAACTGTAACTTCTACAATTTGACCTGGAGTTACATCACCTTCATCATCTGTAGTATTTTCTACTTTAATAGATACATAACCACCTTCACCATCTCCACCAATAGGAACTGAAAGATATTCACCTGGCGAATATTCAGTACCTGGCTCATTAATTTGTACTCTTTCAATTTTTCTACTAGAAATAATGCTAGTTACTGCAGGAAGTTTTGTATAGAATCCACCTGGATTAACAATTCTAACATCACCAATACTACCAACTGCTTTTATAGAACTTGTCTGATATGATGTATTAACAGTTTCTGCTGGACCTTCTGGCTCACTACCTAACCTAAATCTACAAGTATTATCACCAGTAGTAATAGTACCTCCAGATGTAGAAGTCAATACAAATGTACCGATATATGGAGAAGGAACAATATCTAAGAAACTATTTGGATCAACTGGAGATTCATCTCCTGTCCTAGATGGATCAAAATAGTAAGAAATATTAGTAACAATACCTTCATCAACTTTTAATTTTACAGAAGGTGTTGGTAATCCTTGACCAGTAACTCCTGGTGTACCAATTCTTTCTATAGAGTTGAAAGAGTATTCAAGTTTGTTAAGACTATCCTTAGAGAATGAAAGATTTCCACCCAACATAGTAGAGTGACTAACATCAAAGATGTATTGATGTCCATAATACTGTTTTAATATTGGAGATTTAGCAAATATTTCAACATTGCCAGGAATTGTAGCAGGACCAGCTACTGCTATAGCACCTAATTTATAAGTAAACTCTTTAATACCAATTACTGAATTAACAGTAAATGATCCATTATATTCATCATAAACAGTAGGACCAACTTGAGTAGTTGGGTTTCCATCAACATATATGACATCACCATTGCTCAAATAATGTGAATTATTTGTAATAACATAAACTTCATCACTATTTGAAACTGCAGTTACTTGAAGTATCTTTGTAAGATCTGTTATTAAATCAATTTTAACAACAGCAGTCAATCCAGTTATTTGGACAGTAGAGTATGCTGCATTCCAACTAAGACTACTAGATGGTACTTCAATAACAGATCCAGGAATATATGGAGAAGTGCCAGAAGTTTCTAAAATTCTAGCTTTATAAACTTCAGTGCCCCAAGGTTTAAATTTACCGAATTCATCTAAGTTATTAGTGCCACCAATCTCAGTAGGAGCATTATAATTTGCTAAATCAATATCAAATGTTCCTGGAGTAGTATCAGTAACAGCAAGGAATTGATATTGCTTAATTTCATTAGTATCATCAACATTTGGTCCTATTACACCATAAGTATCTTGCTCATCAAACCGAGTAGTAGTTAATTCACCGATATTAAGATCATTAGCCCAATCATTATTATTGACTGCAACATAAATGTGCTTATTTGCATTGTCAACACCAGTAATATAACCACTATTAACAAATGATGCACCATTATTTAAATTAAGCTTAGCACCAACAGTTACTTGAAATTCCTGATTGATTGTCAATTTTTGAATATTGTCAATCTTTATTGTCTCTACTGATTTAAAATAATACCTATTTCTTACAGCAGCAGTAACTTGTACTTTTTGAGATCCTGGAGCAGGAATGGTAGCATTTCTAGATGACCAAACATCAGTACTGTAAGTATTAGTTCCAAGTGCATCAGTATGATTGGAATCTGCTTCGTTATAGTCTAAATTCTGAAGTCCACTATCACCTAAAGCATATGTAATGTTACTTACAGTAGCTGTAGTGCCAAGAACAGGAACAATAGCAGTTCTTGTAAACTTAATTTGAGAATTAGTTTGTATTCCTTTATCTCCAAGTCTTGCAGCATCTGCATTCTTATCTACTTTTAAACCAAATCCTTTATAATCAATGTAGTCATACTTAGTAATATTGTTAGTAAACCAAGCAGTATCTACCCAAGTATGAGCAAAGGCAAGTATAGTTGCTGGAGGTAAACTTGCAAAATCTGATGGAGCTGTAGGAACTAATGGTCTATTTCTTATTCTAATGTTATCAATAAAGAATTGTCCTTGGAATGCACTATTATAATCGGTTGCAGTTGCACCAAATCCTTCTTGGTTACCAAAATATAGATTCTTATTGCCCCATGCAGTATTTGTTATAGTTGCATTAATAACCAATACAGTATTAACATATACCTTAACTGAATTACCTTCTTTACTAACTGCTATATGCTGCCAAGAGTTATCAGCATACATATTGGTCTGAGATGATGATACTCCACTACCATTTTGCAACTGAGTTGCATTATTTGCACTAACTAACTGTAATTCACCACTAGCAATATTATATCCCAACCACATTCCACCTGTTGCATCTTTTGCTCCACCAATACCACAAATAGTTTGATCTGCTTGAGATAATGTTTGTGAAGCAGTAGCATCCTTATAGATCATGAAATCTAAAGTCCAATTATCTGCTAATACATCTCCCAAATCAGATGCATCAATTCTTATAGCAGAATTGACCCATGAAGAATTTAATCCAGATGGATTGTAACCATATATCTTAGCAACATTATCTTCATATGTTACAGAACTAGTTAATCCAACTGTATTTAAAGTATAACGACCACAAAGATCTACAGTTTCACTAGCAGCAAAATCAAATACACATTCATTTCTATTCCACCTAGTTTGTCCAAATACATAGACATCACCAGAATTATCTACCTCAAGAGCACCAGCAACAAGACCTTCAATATTATTATCAGTTGTATTAGTAATATCAAATGTATTTTGAGTATGATTTACTATTTCACCTTTATAATTGATTTTTATAGTGCCTATCTTATTTTCACCACTAGTGATGTTTTCTTCAGTATATGCAATATTTAAATTACCAAATATATCAATAGCACTTCTATTAACTACACTTACTTCTCTGGAAGGCATAAGATACCTATAACTCCAGATTAAATCAGAATCGATAGCAAATTTACCGACCCATAAACTATCTCTAGTAATATCATCACTCTTCAATCTTAAAGTTGAAGTTATATACAATTCATTATATTCATCAACTACAAGACTTGCATTTAAGAATGAATATACTGATTGCTCAATCTCTTTAACCCAGTCAACAGTAATTAATGTAGTAGATACACTTGCTTTACCTAAACCAAGTGTAATATCATTTTCAGCAGCAGTATCTGCTAATTCCATTATGTAATAGAGATTATCTCCATTTACTATCATATCAATAATCTTTTCAGATTTATCAGCAGATGATAGTTTTCTCTTATTAACAAACGTACCTGCAGTATCAACTACAGCAATAAAAGCATCATATGGATTAGATGAGTTAGTATTAGTAAAACCACCAAGAACAAAACGACTATCTGACAGTTTCACTATAGAAGTAACATGATCAGCCCTTGTAGACCCAGAAATACCAGAATATGCCTTTTGCCAAGTTAATGTAGCACTTAAACCATCTTCTGCTTGTGTATACTTAACTAAAACAACATCTGGGTTATAAGACTCTAATAAAGATCCATTTGGTCTATTATGACCAACTACCCAAACATTTAAACCATCTACAAGAAGTCTTTCAAATTCTAAATTAGTAGTACCAGCAGCAGGTAAACTAGATTCTAAAGTTCTTTCCCACTCTTTAACACCTAAAGCAGATATTTTAGCAATAAACCCTACTGTATCTCCTTGAGCATCTAAAGTTGATCCACAAAGGAAAGTTTCCTTATTATCACTAACATGTATATCATTAATTTTAACATAATCATTATTGCTGATTAATGTTGCATAGTAATCTGCTTTTTTGAAGACCTGTGGGTGTGATGAAATAATTCTAGGATTATTAACATAACCAGATCCAGAATTAATAATATTAAATGTATCAATACTACCAACAGAAGTTAAAACTGCTTGTATTTCAGCATCTTCTCCATCACCATCAATAACAATTTCAGGTGGAATGTCTACATTATAACCACTACCTGTTTGTGTAACTGTAACCTCTTCTATACCCTTATATTGTCTTGCTTTATAAGTTTTGTTGGTATTATCCATTATAGGAGTATAGTCAACAAAAATCTCATCACCAGTAACAATATTATGAGGAACAGTAGTAGTTAAAATACCATAACTTATACCTTCAACACTTTCAAAGGTATATTGTTGTACTTGTTCTCCAGTAATTTTAGAAATTCTAGCAGATATACCACTACCATCAGTATCTGTATTATCAAATACTAAAATATCATTAACCTGATAGTTTTTACCTGGATTTTCAATAATAAATCCACTAACAGATGCATCTTCAAATTTTTCAATAGTTTCAACTTCAATATCAACTTTTGAGTCAAATCTTACTTTAGGGAAGTAATCATACAATTGTAGAGGTGACTCCTCATACATTTGCTCTGGATCATCTATTTCTGCTTGTTCAATAACACCACTTCTATCTTCATCTTCAGGATCAAATAAAAGTATAAAACCATCTTCAGTTGTTATTGCATTAGAAGTTTCATTTGGTGTACGCTCTACATCAATATCAACATTTTCATATGGATCTCTATAACGAATAACTCCAGATGGAATATTCTGCTGAATAGCATCTGTAGATAAATTCCAACCATCTACAAGAGAATTATACCTATCACCAATAACATAAGGGAAAATTGGATTACCAGCAGCAGTTGCATCAATAGTTACAAAATAGCAATATCTACCATCTGGGAAGTCTGGAGTTTTGCAGAATCTACCGTTATATTGGTCTAAATCTCCACTACCAAAATTGTATTCATAATCTTCTACAAAATTACCTGCAATTTCAGAAGTTAGTAAAGGACCATCAATTCTGACTGGATTTGGATTAGATATAGTATCAAAAACCAAATTAGTCTTTAAAGCATAAGAAGATCTCATTCTAACAATATTAGAACCTAAATCAGTAGGATCTTCATATGAATAAGGTCCATATATGGGATTACCATCATATGCCCAACCAATAACAGGAGAATGCTCTAATTGACTTTCTTTTTCAGTAATAGATCCATCAGTATTGCTAATTAAGTTATCACCAAGAATATACCTTAATCTTTGTGGATTAGAAATATGTGCATATTCACCACCATATTGAGTATTAAGACCCTCAAAAATAGCACCTTTTGCACTATCAGTATTAGTAGTTGCTTGAAGGTTATAAACCCATTGGAAAACATTAGGTGAGAATTTACCACCGCTTCCAACAGAATCAAGAACAATAGTTGTTAAACCTTGTGTATAACCTATACCTCTATTAAGTATTTCAATACTCGTTACTTTACCAACGTTTTCACCATCCAAATCAATAGTTGCTTTTGCAACTGCACCAAATCCATCTCCCAAAATAGTAACTTCTGGAGCAGTAGTATATCCAACACCACCAGAAATAATAGCAATTGAAATAATTCTACCATTACTTACAATCGGTTGTGCTACAGCACCTTCACCAGAACTAAGTGTAACTGTTGGTGCAGAAGTGTAACTACTTCCACCATTAGTAATATTAATACTCTTAACTGGACCTCTTACAGATGCATTACCTGTTGCTCCAGTACCTTCACCACCAACAATAGTGATAGATGGTTTAGAAGTATATCCAGTACCTCCATTATTAACAAGAATTCTTGAAACTGATCCTCTAGTAACGATTGCGGTAGCAGAAGCACCAGATCCACCTCCACCAACAATAGAAACAAGTGGAGAAGTAGTGTAACCAGATCCACCAGTTAAAACTTCAATTTCAGTTAATGATCCATCAACTACAACTGCAGCAGATGCATCAGATCCACCTCCACCAGCAATAGTAATTGTAGGAGGTCTCTCAGCATCATAATTTGAACCTGGATCTGTAATATCAATAGATGTTACTGCACCAAATGTCTTCTTAGTAGTTGATTTATATGACCATACAGAAACACCATTAATCCAAGTACCAATAGATCCTGTTTCTGTTAGTGTCTTTGTGGATATAGTTTGAGTTGTTAAAGGGAATCTATTAAGTTTTCTCTGGTTACCTGGAAGAAGTGCTGATCCAACAAAAGGACCAATGTTGTAGTTAGGTATACCAGTAGAAGCAACATACACATACTCATTATTAAAGAATGTATTTTGTACGTTAGTAGTATAAAGTGAGATTATGCTCTCGATAGCAGCATCAGTTGACTTACCTTTATTCAAATCAACTGATATTAAAATATTACCTTGTGGTTCTACAACTGCACTATTTGGAAGAACATATTGGAATACATTAGCGGAATCCCTTGAAGATACTAGGAATGTGCCGTTATATATGGTTGGGTTTGCACCGTAGATAGTAACCTGATCACCTACCAATAAACCATGATCATTACTACATGTTACTGTTGCAGACTGATTATTAACACCACCATAAGTTATACCAGTAACTTCAATTAGTTTTTTAACGTTATATAACCATCCTGTTAATTGAGGAGCTTCTGTAGTACCACCAAGTTTAGAAACAGTAAGTTTATCTCCAGGAAGGTAATATGATCCAGTATCTGATAAAGTAGTTTGTTGAGCATCAACAATACCAACAATATTCATTACAACTTCTTCTGGAGTATCTTTATTAAGATAAATCTTGAAATTAGACTTAACTTCAGAAGCAGCATCCCAAGGTTTTGCAATTGTGCCAGATGATGCCCTAGTACACTCAATAAACTGGTTTAGAGACTTTTCTTTATATCTTATTATCTCATCATTAGCAATTACAATCTCACCGTTTCTTTCTGGCCATCCAATAGTAGAGTCAACAGTAATAACGTCAGTTGTCTCTGTCAATCCTTCACCCAACTTTGTTTTGTAAGGAACAATGAAAGTTCCGTCAATAGTTTCTTCAGATAAGACTAATTCGTAAATTTCAAGGTCTGAAGTCTTAATTGCAATGTAATTTTCTACAAGAGCACTAGCATCCTTAACATTTTCATCTGCAATATCCTCAAATTGCTGAACTAACGCATCTTTAATGTTTACTGGATCACCACTTTCTAAAGTTGCCCTTAAAATCGTATTAATAGACCAAGTTGCACTAGAAGGTTTAATAATCTGATCTTTAGGGTAAGAAATCGAAACATCTTCACCATAAAGCAATTTAAAAAGATATGCAACACTAAAAGAAGTACCTTTTGTAGAATAGAAGGTTTTTATGTTCTTAATAGCGTTTCTAACGTCAATACTAGCATAATCTAGTTTTGGAACGTCTGGTAAGTATTGTTCTGTATATTTGTCAAGTAATCTCTTAACAAATACTGCATCTAAACAAGTAACAGCATCATTTGTAGAATGGGAAGCAGCTACAGTCTCACCAGAGAATACAACATCACCACTGTTGGTATATGAAGTAATTCCACTAGCAGCTCTAGCACATCCTTCAAATCTACACTTCTCATATCCAGATCCACCATTTATTATTTCAAATCCAGTAACTTCACCTGTTCCTATTTCTACTGAAGCAGTTGCTGAAGGTGGAGACTGAATTATAATTTTTGGAGGATCAGATTGACTATATCCACTACCAAATTCAGTTATATTAATATCTGTAATCTGTCCATTGAAAATTGCAGCAACAGCAGTTGCTCCTGATCCTCCAATAGAAGCACCAACATCATTAAGTCGATCATCAACAATATAAACTGATGGAACATCGTCATAACCACTTCCACCACTCAATATTTCAATATCAACCAATCTACCATCTGAGTCAACCTTAGTTTCTAAAATTTGTGCCCCAACTGGATCAACAATTGCAATTCTAGGAGTGCTTGTATACCCCTGACCAGGGTTAAGAGTAGTAATAGACTCTACTTCACCTCTATCGTTTAATACCGCTTTAAAAGTCGCTATAATAGGGTCTTCACCTGTTGGTTCATCAACATAAACTATAGGAGCAGTAGTATATCCACTTCCACCATTCGTAACAGGAATACTACCACTAAATGATCCTCCAACTATAGTTGGATTACCTAATGTTGCTCCACCTGGTTGTGCAAAGGTAACCCTTGGTATAAATGTATATCCACTACCAGAATCTTCAACAACTATTTCAGATACTGCACCATCTACTACTTTAGCACTAAGTTTTGCTGGTGTGCCACCTTCTTTTGTTGGACTTTGTATATTTACCGTAGGTGGGTTACTTTCACTATAACCTTTACCACCACCAAGTAACTGTGTGTTTTTAATACCGTTAATTAATGACCTAACTGCAGCATTAGATCCTTCTTTAGACTTAATACTAACTTTAGGTGCATATTCAAATCTATAATCGCTTCCAGTTTTACTAATTTCAATACCTGTTACCGCACCTGCTTCATTAACACGGGAAAATCCAACTGCACCCGATCCAAAAGACGGAATTGGTGCTTCAATAGAAAATAATGCTAATTTTCTTCCAACTAAAGGTATAAAATTGAATGAAATTGTAGTTTCATCAAAAGTGAAATCCGTTTTTGGTGTTAATAGATTACCATCATAAATTGCAATAATATACTCATCAACTACTGCTCTGTAAGGTATACTATTTCTAGTAACATCAAAACTAGTCCTATTATCACCAAAATTATTAGAAATATCGTCTAACGCTAAAATAGAGTCTTCAGAAAAACCTTTTAAGTATGTAATATTTGTAGATTCAAATCCATCAGAGACTGTTTTAGCTCTAGGTGGAGTAGTGAAGTTAATATTGTTATTATCAATAGTATAATCAACTCCACCTATTAAAACCTTGTTATAAAGTTTAACAATAAGGTGTTGTGGAGATGGTGGACTTACAGGACTATTTTGTGATAGTAATGGGAATGAGTTCTTGACACCATCAAAATCATTAATAGGATTAGAAAGACCAATCCACTTTATCTTTACCTGATCATAAGAAATACCTGGACTTAAAGCAACACTAGGAGAAGGAACTGCCTTCTCATAAAAAATTACCTCATCATTAATTAATATACTACCGTTTTTATCAAGAAAAGAGTCTACGTTTTCAACTGTTATTGTAGTAGCATCTGCTGCAGCATCCTGTACAAGTTTTGTCGATCCATCAAGAATATCAATGTTTAACTTATCAATATTCAGATATTGTAAGAAATCATTTAAGATATTCTGACCATATCCCGTTTTTTCTTGGGATTTATAGTAATATTCAAGTAATTTATTAAGAAGAGGGTGATTATCTTCAACAAACTGCGGTAACTGCTTGCTTACTACCTGAGAAACCTTATTTGTGGTCGTCATTTAACTTCTAAAAACAGGAGATGTTTGCCAAGTTGCCAGCATTGTTAATATCAGGAATGTCAATAACAGTAGGGGTAATTTCAAAGTTTTCTGGCGTAAGACTATTTAGTGGGATAGTCGAAGGTAGATCAGTACCTAATGGAGAAACGGATATAGTTGGAACTATAACTTCAATTACGGTACCTGGATCTGGAGTGTATATGATGGATGGGTTAGATGGTATTGCTTGAACTGCAATTTGGAATACTTGTCCAGTAACAACAACTGTAGTTTCGTCAATATTACCGTTACTATCAATTACAGGAACATTTCCACCAGCACCAACGATATTAACTGGTCCAAAGCATATTTGACCAGTATTATAGTCAACTGTACCTCCTTTCGGATTTGTAATGATTTTTCTAGTTCCACTAATATAGAAAACCACTAAATTACCAAATCCATCATCCTCAAAGTATTGATCTATAGATGGTCTATCAGCAAGTCTAAATTTAGATGATTTGATGATAGGTTCCTTTTTACAACCAGTACTGTCAGTAGTTGTTGTGACAGTTGCCGTAATACCTTCAGTAATTTGGATATTTGGAGCACTATCTAGTAGAGGTGATCCAGTTGATACGCAATATGTATTAGATGTATTACCAGTAGCATTAATATACTGGACAATTGAAATCTGAGTGGAAGTATCAGTTACGTTTGGATCAGACTCAGTAACTGCTTTTTGGAACTTATTTAAACTGAAATTATTATTAAAGTTATTAATTTCTTCCTGTTGTGCCCATTCAGTTATAGAATCTTGTATATTTGTTGAAATTGTAGATACATCTCTAGATGCAGTAGATGGATCATAGGTAGCAAAAACTCTAGGATAGACATATAACGTCTTAGTATCAACAATAACAGGTTCAATAGATGCCATAGCATATGTTTTAAGCTGTGACACTAATTGAAGCTTTGTAGCATCGTTTAGAGATGATCCAGTCCTAGTTTTTATAGCAATATAGACTTTTCCATAAACAGGGGGATTTAATTCATCTCCACCGTATGCAGCAACGGTTTTAGCGTTTGAATATATCCTTTTTACAATAGTTTCATAATCTTGAATAGTTACTGCTCTATTTTGTGCTGCATAGTACCTAGGAGCATTAAATTTAATAGATTCAACAGTTTCTGCCTTCTCTCCTAATTGTGCCTTATCGCCTACTGTGAGCGTTGCTACACTAGCACCATAGTTTACGGCATTACTATCAAGAAACTTGCCCACAAAGGCAAATACACTAGTATCGTTGCCCTTAGCACCACTAGTGACAATATATTCAAAATCAATGACCTCACCATCCACCAATTTCCTTCCAATAACTCCATCACCAAAGAAAACTTCAAATCTCTTATCTTCAGTTTCAGATAAGAAATATACTCTATCAGTACTTTTAACCTCAGTTATGTTCTCAACTAAGTTGTAACTATCAGAAGTAGTGCTACTAGCATTTGGACGCACTCTTATTGAAAGTGTTGCAGTATCAACATTTTCAGAAGGAATTATATATCTCTGCTTTGCAAAGTTATCTACAGTGTAAGAATAGTTTATGATACTACCTTCTTGCACCTTTACATTATGAAATCTTGCCTTTCCTGTAGTTTGATCAACTTCTACAGTAACTGGATCTAAAACATTCCATACTAAATTACCACCTGTAGCAGAAAGACCCTTTAAAAGAGTAATATTATTAGGATATGACCCTGCAGTCTGTGTAGTTTGAACATCTAGATGAATACAAGCTTTTGACGCAACAACAGACCTTGGACAATAATCTAACAGTTTTGCAATATTAACAACGTTATCCCTAACCGTAGAAGAAGAGATAAATGCCTCATTCATAGACATATTTGCCATAAATGAAGAATAATAAGTGTTATAAGCTAACACATCAATCATATATGACAATCCTGATCCCTCAAAATCATAATCTATGAACTCATCTCTAGTTCTTAGATACGTTTTGATAGAAGACTTAATATCTTCAAAACCAAGTGTTGTTAAATTATTTGGTAACATTAGGATGGTCTCGCTAATACAAACTGAATGGTCTCCGTTATTGGTAAACCAATAATATTATATTCCAAACTCACAGTAACGGAATTATTATCATAATCAGGTATACACCTGAGATTCGTTACAGTAACTCGTTTTTCATAGTTACTTATTGTGTTCCTAATCTCAACTTGCAATGAGTCAATCATAAACGGATCTAAAGGCTCAAAAAGCATCTTATATACACTAGATCCAAATTTAGGATTAAATAATTTTTCGCCAGGGGCAGTTAAAACTATATTTCGTATAGATTGCTTTATAGATTCTTCATTAGTCACTGGTGATATATCATGAGTAAACGGATTTTTAAGAATACCCATAGAGATATCCTTAAAAGCTCTAGACCTCTTCATATCAGTGCTAGTTATTGACTTTAACGCCATTTAAAGAAAAAAGATCTATTATTCTTAGTTATTTATCGGGGTTTTCAATAAAAAAGGACTCCGAAGAGTCCTTCTGTCTATTTACCTTGTCCACGAGGTCGTTTTGGTGCTTTATTACGAGATGAAGCAGAATATTTTGTATGTTTTCCTTTTCCTTGTCTCGTCTTTTTGGGTATAGCTTCTACATAGCTACCACCACTATTCCAAGCGACTTTCATTGCCATAATTTAAACTCCGATAAAAACATTAGGTGATCCCGTTGCAATCTTTGATAAACAAGGAGGTCCAAGTGGATCACCCACTCTACCTGCTCGTTTCTTATTAAAGAACACGGTTTTGGTTGTTGCAAAGCACTTTCTAATATGAGCTCCACCACCAGCAATATCTTCCGTACACAAAGTTTGTGTAGGGCAATCAAGAGGAGGGGGTGGGTGTTTGCAACCTGCTCTTACTACCTTATTTGTGCAAGATGGTGGATGATTAGTTAAAAGATCTTGATCGACAATAGGAAAATTGCCGTTAATAACAACGTTACCCACAATTTGCATCACATTGAGAGGTGTTTGAGCAAATGGAGGCCATATATTAGTGGCATCCATCGCTGCAATATTCTTTTTAGGTGCAGATTTACATGTTCCACCGCAACTAACTACCGCATGAACATTAGCTGGAATGCAACGCCCATGTCCACTACAACTTCCTATGTAAACTGCTGCTGATAATCCTGCCATATTAAAAGGGGTTTCCGTATGCAGCTACAGTAGCTGCGTAAGTATTAGTTGATTTTGTCATATGATGTCGTATATGCTGTTGACCTGATGCAGACCAACCTCTACATCCTGGACCTTGCACTTGACCTGACACAACATAACTGTATGTACTAGTTATACCAGTACTTCCATCATAAGTTGAAAAATCACTTGGTGGAGTAGGAGCTGTGCAAGTAAAGTGTCCACATCCACTTTCAACAGGGTCATGTCCTAAAGTGACAGTAAAATAAATGTCTTTTCTAGGATCTGATCTATACTGTTTCATATAGTATTTAGTGCCTGGCGAAGCATGGGGCATATCAAGAAATCTACGCTGCACAGTCCTTACACTATTCTCATCATAGGTAATACTATCAGGTACACCAGTTACTTGAGTAATATTAGTTAATTGTTCTTGTATTTGAGAATTATGTGATGCATATGCATTCTTTAAATCCGTATCTAACTGATCTAATAGAGATCTATCAATTGGAATTTGATTTTTATTCTCCATTAACTCCTCTTTTGGCATAGGTCTATCTAAAGGCACTACATTTTCACGCACTTTCGCAATTACAGACGGACTGTATAGTCTTTGAGGAAGATCTATAACTCGTTTTACAAAAGGATCTACCTGCACTTCCGTATTTGGATCAGGAATTGTCATATCTCTTGAAGATTTTGACGCTTCCCTAGTATTATAAGTATCATTCCAATATGGATTATAATCTTGAGGATTGATAATATAATCAATTAATTTCTTCTGTACTGCAGTTTCTTCCTTATCAGTTGCTGCATAATCCCGAAATATCTGCATTAATTCGTTATATTGGTCTTCTTCATCAGGAATACCATCCCAAACTGTGTTAGTTACCTCTGGATCGAAGTGTCTAATCCAAAAATCTGGTGGATAATCCTGATTATATCCAGATCCAACGTCAGTAATCTTTACATCTGTCAAAACACCGTTAGTAAACGTGCCTTCTGCCTTCGCAGTCTTACCAGTAACGATTGGTGGACTCGAAATTTGCACTTCTGCCTTCAAATTTGGCGGTAATTTGTCCCAAGATTGCCCTCCATCGTTAATTGTAACGCCAGAAACGTATCCATTAGTGATTTGCACGCTAACATCGGGTTGTTCTATGTCAGTCCACACGTTTGGAGCACCAGGTTTGACACTATGAGTCGTATATTGGATAGATTTATCGAAAAATTCAAATAATCCACCATAATAAGCACGATCTTTGATGCCATGACCTGCAATTGCGGTAATTACGTGGTTACGACTTGATGTATACTGCGTATCTTTAGTAAAAGCACTCCCTCTTTCATCCAAATACGCTATATGATAAGGAAAATTGTCTAAATCTGCATGTTGGACACGCATTACGAGGTGTCCATTAAGCATATCACCAGGAATCATGACATCAAATGCAGCTCCACCGCTTAAACTAGTGGTTGGAGCGAGTGCAGTGACCTTTAAGGCAATAGAAAAGGTAGTTTCATCACCACTTGGGTGTCTATGAGTGTGCTCAATAGTAAAAACGTCATTAACAGCATAGTTTTGACCTGGAGAAATCATCTCCATTAATTCCCATTCTGTTCCTGTAATGGTAACAGGGTCATTTGTCTCATCAATTGCTGGTTTAATTCTACATTTTACTGATAATCCAGTCTTAATTCCATTTTGAAACACTGGACCATCAAAAACTTCAAACGTTTGAAACTCAACTTCTGAGTTTTCCCATCCTAATTGGGACGTTTCTACAGGATCCTGTCCATAATCATAGTTGCTCCATGCTGGTTCATCTAAACTATCTTGGGTATATACAAAATTCAACCCTGAGACCCCATTAGGAACTGCTGTAGCGAGTTCATCATACTTAAACACCACTTTATTACTATCAGTGCCTATGGCGAATATAAGGGGATATGGGCAATCTGGGTCACCTGTCTCATCAGGACCATTATATGTGTATCTAATATATGTTCTATCAGGGGTGCAGTAGAAACCAGTACATTGTTGACATTCGCCTTTTGTTGCTTCTGCTGTAGCATTACCACTTTGTACTAAACCCTCAGTTGTAACATGATAGCAAGGTACTCCAATTATACCTGCATTAATACCCATGTCATACACATATCCAAACCAAGTATCACTATCCATTGGTTGAAAGGATAATCCATTAGGGAAAAAGTCAAATAAGACTGCTCCACATGGAATAGTTTTTAAATTCTTACCACAGTTAGTTAAACTTACACCATCATAGTTTGCTGGTGATCCATAATTCACTCCTCCACCATAATTGGGTGGAAAAGGAGATGATATCATACTATTATAACAAACTGCATCTCTATCTTCTTCTTTTAGACCTGTAGGTTGCACAATAGGAGGATATACAGGTGCATCTATAATTCTAGCAGGACCAAACGCAGGGTCAGGCATACACCCTTGACAATGTGTTATTAGATTTCCTATACCACTATAGTAACCATCGGTTAATCGATTTACTTCTCTACATAATGACCCATCGGTATGACAACCACCTTTTCTCCTTCTAGTAGTCATTGTTGTAATTCCTTAATCTTTGCGTATAACATATCGAAATTATCACCTAGATTCATGTAGTCGTCTTCACCCACTGGTTTATACATGATTTTATCGGGTGTAGGTATCTTAGATAATGTCTTTTCAATAGTCTCTACACGATCAGCAATAATCTTTTGATTAGAACTAATCTTGATAATAGTCTCATTTACTGTGTTAAATCCATCTCTAATGTCTCCAAAGGACTTTTCAATCGCTTCAAAGTTTGCCTCTATGGCTTTCATATCATCTTGTGAGAATTGTTCAGTCATTTTGAGATTGTGGTCGCTCGGTGGGGAGGGTTTTATTCTTCAACTTTCTTCAGAGTAAAACTACCTGATACATCGTCTACTTCAAATTCTAATTCATCTCCCTCATACCATCCAAGGTCTTCACTAACTTCATCGGGTAGGTGTATGGATAACTCCTCGAAATCGTTGAGCTCGAGTTGAAGGGTGAATCTTTTTGACATATCTCTTATAACCTATTATTTATGGGATAGTTGGAAGGAAATCGTACTTTCCAGTCTTCCCATGCTTTAATAACGTCCTTAGAGTCTGTTGTCAGTCCATCTGATACACACTTATCGGCACAGGCATAGATTCTACTGTCTAGAAATCCCTCATGCTTTAAAATCTGCTCCATACACCATACACGATCATCTTGATAATCTTGTCTAAAATTCATAGTGGCGTAAAATGTTCTTGGCGATTTTTTTATATGTATAAGGAAAATTTATTTTGAATAATATATCATGCCCTTTCGGGTACCTTTGTAGGTTAGGGTAGTGGCCGTTTTTAACATTTAAGGGGGCTAATTTAACTGCCCTGAGTAACACTTAGGAGGGGCTATTAACCCCTCTAAGTATACATTATTAACTGCTAATTGTCAAGCAATTGTTCTTACTTATAGCACTGTATCTACTGTCTCTACGATATCATCGAGGACTGCTAAGATTTCATTGCCATTGTTTGCATTTTCTAGAAGAAAGATTGCGAATGTTTGTGACATTTTAATGATGTAATTTAGGGGTCAATTTGTGTAACTTTAGGGCAAACACATTCCCAATGATTGTTGTTAATAACTGGTTAGTTATTCTCGTCCTTAATTGATAGATACCAACCAATCGATTTGATATAATCAAAGCAGGAATGTCTGGGCAATTCTTTATACCTATCTCCTCTACGGTTTCTAACACCATCCATGTACAATTCTAAGTCAGTTACTGAATAGAATGTGCCATGCAATTTGCCGTCTTCATCCTCAACGAGATACTGCATTTTGCCTTTCAAACTAACAGTCTTATTATACACAGTTTCTGTTAGTTTGTCAAGAGATTGTTCTTGGATTGTTGACATTTGTTTCAGAGAATTTCAGTGTGTTAAATGTGATTGACTGTCGATAGATTACGTGCTAAGACTACATTTTATCCACAGGTTTTTCCACACTATATAACACTCAACTAGATTTAATTTACCATTTAATTGTTTTCAACAATTTACGGTAAGTTTTCCACATCGTTGTTAATAACCCTCCATAATCTGTGTTTTCTAATGTATTCCCATTGGATGACGATTAACTCCTTAAGTGTTATCCAGACGTAGTTAATTTGCTCTCCGTGGGTAACATCGTAGTGGTTGCAATCGTTGTTACTATTTGTCATTGTGGGTCTCCATATCTTCCCTCTTGTGAATGATACAAATCCGCTAATCTATGCCCCTGTTGACTGTTAGTAACTATCTCGCAATCTTTCCACTGATTAGAAAGAATTAAGAGGTTAATTTCATTATAAGGTGATATCGAATGAGCAGCATCTTCAGGGGATTTTCTATACTTTCCCACAGTAAGAGTTATGTAATCTTTACAGATGAAATTAACTACTCCTTGATCTTCTTTATGTCTGACGATTTCACCCTTTACGAAATCATTTAGTTGCATAGATTACCTCCGAGTTTGTGTTAATGATGATGGGGATTGTAAACGTAGATAATAATCATTGTGCATATTATAGCACAGATTGTTACTAACGTGAGCAAATGTAACATGACTATTTAATAAGAACTTTAACTGGAATTGGTTTGTGTAGTAGTATATAATTGGATTCAAATTCATTGAAGAAAGTGTTAATCTTCGCTTTCATTTGTCTCCAATTCTTTCTACTATAGGGAATGTGTAAGTTCTTACTTAGTGCCATAATTGTCCTCCTTAAGTGATTTTAATTGTTGGTAAATCTTGTATGCTTCGTATTCACTTATGTCCTCTAATACCTCGTTTCCGTTATCATCTACTGTTGTAATTAGATCGGATTCGAGATAATCAACTGTGTCCTGTAAAATATCATATAGGACATCAAATTGATCGTTGGTTAAATGTAATACTCTGCCCATGATTACACCTCATTAAGTGATAGTTTTGTGTTAAGATTCCATAGGTTCTTAACATCTTGCTCATCTAAATCTGCATCATTATCTAATGCAAACATGATACAATCTTTGAGCATTTGAATATCATTATTATCCATGATTACACCCCCACAAGTGATACTGAGTTTGCATAATCATTTTTTAAATGTAAACATGTTCTGTGAATTTGGAAGAGCAAAGACATATTAACTCCCTCCCAATCTTCCCAGTCTGATACATAATCTTCTACTGTAAAATCACCAGTCCCATCAACATTTAGTGGGCATGATTTAAACTCTAAATCTTCATCAACCCAGAAGATTCTTCCAAATGCGTCACTACTATACATGGTAATTACCCTCCTTAGTTGTTGGTTTTGTTGGATTAATTAGAAAGTAATACTTAACAACTGGTGATGGATCTTTCAGTTGTTGATATACTTTAGGGTCAAGAGATTGCATGATGTAAGTAATAATTAAGGACAGAAAAAAGAGATAGCAGTTTATGCTATCTCTAGATGATTTGCATCTAATAGTATCATTCCATCGAAGAAAGATTGTGTTTGACCGTTGTAACTTACAAACCAATTAAACTTTCTTTGGAATACTTTGCAACCATACTTTACCTCTTCTAAAATTGCATTTAGTCGAGATTTTGTCGTTACTGTTTCATAACCACAACTGTCTAATTTAAGAGCATTTGTGTTATGATCAAGGGTTGCAATTTGATGACCATGTAGATAAACAGAAGAGCAATTTGTTGACTCATTGTAAACAACTGAGGTGTTTGATCCTTTCCAGTTGCCCTTGTTTGATAGAGCGAAATTCATTTGCTTTTCAAGTTTTCTCATTTGAAACAAATTGTAAAGGTGGATAATGTGGAGTGCCTTGCCTCCACTCTTTAATAATACATGAAAAAACCCCCTAGTGGGGGTTTAGTGTGCCACTTTGTCAACTGTCCTAGTTGAAGGCGGTGTTGTAAGAGGTTTTGATATAGTTAACAACATCAACTGCAATTTTACTTGCTGATTGATAGATTGCAACTAAATCTGTGTTAAGTTCTTGAATCTCAAACTGATGGATTTCCCATCTTACTTTGAAATCAGTGACGTAATCTTGAGCAGTTAAATGTGTTTTAACTGGTCTACGTCTTTGGACATTCTTAACACTTTTGGTTTCAACTTTTGATACTTCCTTCACAACAACTGGTGCAGATTTAGGAGTATTTAGTGCAACTTTCTTACGAGAAGTTGTTGCCTTAGTTGATGCTTTTCTTGTGCGAGTCTTTCGAGTTGTTGTTACTTTCTTTGCAGAATTAACAGCAGTTGAAGTAGACTTTGCTGGCATAAGATTCGATGCAGTTTGTGTTAGTTAGCGAGTCAAAGTTTAGGGAGATCAATCCCTAATCCTTTGACTCTTATAATATAGCAATAAAAAACCCCTAATGGGGTTTTAGTGTGCCAGTTTGTTTATTGTCCGTTTGTGTATGATCCTAAAACACAGTTTCCATGTCTGACCTCGGCATATCCAAACTCTTCGGATAGGTCTAGGCATAGATCCCAACATTCATCAAGTGTTACAAATGATGAATTTTCGTAGGGTGCTGATGGACAGTGAACAGAATATCTCATAATCCTTAAACGTAATCAAAAGGGGAAGGATCAGAGACCTTTTCCCATAGATCATCGAAGGTCTTAGGATCATCTTGATGCTCTGTAAAATCAAACTGAGAGCAAAAGGAAAACATTTCAACTAAAACGCTCTCCTCCGCTTCGGTTAATCTTAAAACTCTGGTTGATGACATAAAAAGCGTTAATCATTTTCTACTCTTTAATAATACACGAAAAAACCCCCAAATGGGGGTTTAGTGGACACTTTGAGAACTGTCACATCATTTCTCTTTCATCAACTCATCCAATCTATCATAATGATTGTCAATAACTGTTTCCAATTTCTCGAAGATAGTATCAATTTCTGATACAAGTTCTTCATCATCATTACCT